AGACAATGTTTCTGTTTATGCAAATGGAAGTTCTAACTCAAAGTTAACATTAACTGACTTTGGTAGCATGGAAATAAACATAGTTGGTAAAGATAGTACTAATTACTATGTTTGGGGTAATGTAGTTTCTGAAGACGCTCCAGCTTTCGCTGATCAATAATAGGGGGTTATCATGGCAGTTAGGTCTGACGTAAAAGCATTTAATCACGATCAAGGTGATGATGCAGCGATTGTAGGTCCTGCAAGGTCAAGGATAAGACAAGTTGTTATATTTGGTAATGCTGCTGGTGTGTTGACTATCAAAGATGGATCAGGTGGAGCAACTATATTGCTTCAAAGTTTTCCTACTGGATTGCATACCTTAAACATTCCAGATGCTGGTGTGTTAGCTGAAAGTGGAGCATATATACATGGTTTCACTGGCAGTGGTAATAAACTTACTTTGTTCTTATCCTAATGGCTAGAGCAAAGGACAAACAACCTCCAAAGACTAAAAAGTATTTTCGCTCCACTAAAAGTGGGGCGGGAATGACTAAAGCAGGTGTCGCTAGATACAGAAAAGATAATCCTGGTAGTAAATTAAAAACTGCTGTGACAGGAAAAGTAAAAAAAGGAAGCACAGCGGCTAAGAGGCGTAAATCATATTGTGCAAGAAGTGCTGGACAAATGAAACAATTTCCTAAAGCAGCAAAGAATCCTAATAGTCGTTTACGACAAGCTAGAAGAAGGTGGAAATGTTAATGACACAAAAAAATGTTCAGTCTTTGCAAATAGAATTTGCTGAATGGAAATCTAAACAAGATTATCTTGTTAAACATGTTGATGAGTTAAGAGCAGATATGACAGATATTAAAAAAGCAGTCTTTCAAGCTAAATGGATGCTCATTGGTGCTTTAGCAGTTATAGCTGTAACTAATACGGGAGCGGTAACAGAATTGTTATCGTTGTTAAAATAATGGTTATGGGTAGATCGCAAATGAGTCAACAAATATCAAAGCCACCGAACAAAAAGAAAAAAGTAAAAAAAATAGTAAAGGTGAAAAAAAATGCCAAAAGACGCTTGTTACAGAAAAGTTAAAGCTCGCTACAGAGTTTTTCCTTCCGCTTATGCTAGTGGAGCAATTGCAAAATGCAGAAAAGTAGGTGCGTCTAATTATGGTAATGCCAAGAAAAAAGCAGAAGGCGGTGTGGTTGAGTTAAAAAATGGCGGTAATGTTACCAAACAAAAACGTAAAAGACCTGCTAAAAATAAAAATATAGCTCGTGGTTGTGGTATCGTTATGAGTAACAGACGTAAAGTAACAAAGTATAGATAATGGCTGTAAGAAAAACAAAATCTGGATTAGCTCTTAAACGATGGTTTAAAGAAGATTGGAAAGACGTTAAGACAGGCAAGGCATGTGGTCGTAAAAAAGGAGAAAAAAGAGGCACTCCTTATTGCAGACCAAGTAAACGAGTTAGTTCTAAAACACCTAAAACTAGATCAGAGATGACATCAGCAGAAAAAAGAAGTAGAATAAGTCAGAAGAATAGAATAGGACAACCAGCAGGTAAACCGAGAAGAGTTAAATCTCTTAGGAGAAAAAAGAAATGACAACATCTAACTCTACAAATTTTGAACTTGACGTAGCTGAATATATTGAAGAAGCATTTGAAAGATGTGGATTAGAGCTTCGTACTGGATACGACCTTCAAACTGCTAAAAGATCATTAAATATAATGTTAGCAGAGTGGGCTAATAGAGGTTTAAATCAATGGACAATAGAACAAAGAACACAAGCCTTAACATCAAGTGATTCAGATTATTCATTAGGAACAGATGTCATTGACATATTATCTGCTGTTGTTCGTAGAAGTGGTACAGATTTTAGCATGACTAGAGTTAGTCGAGATACTTATTTGGCAATCCCAACTAAAACAACTACAGGTAGACCGACACAATTTTTTCTTGATAGACAAATAACACCTAACTTAAAGATTTGGCCCGCACCTGAAAACAGTACAGATGTCATTCATTATGACGCTTTAACTAGAATACAAGATGCTGACGGTGCAACTAATACAATGGAAATACCATTTAGATTCTATCCTTGCTTAACTGCTGGACTTGCATATTACATATCTATGAAAAAAGCTCCTGACAGAATACAATTGTTAAAGACAGTTTACGAAGAAGAGTTTGAAAGAGCTATGGGTGAAGATAGAGACAGGTCTAGTTTTACTGTAACACCTCAATTAAGTTTTTATAGGGTGGGATAATGGGAGCTTTTGCATCTGGTAAACACGCTTTTGGACTATCAGATCGTTCTGGATTTAGATACAGAATGAAAGACATGCGTAAAGAATGGAATGGATTGCTTGTAGGTAAAGATGAGTATGAAGAAAAACACCCTCAATTAACTCCTCCAAGAGTGCCGACTGATCCAGAAGCTATAAGAAATGCAAGACCAGACAGGACTGAAACTGCTGTTCCTAACATGCTACCATTAAACCCTTTTACTATTACAGCATCATCAACAACAGTAAGTGTTAACGAACCTAATCATGGCAGATCATCAGACGATACTGTTAGATTTAGAGATGTAACTTCTATAGGAAATGTTCTTGGTTCAGTGATAATGTCTGCAAGTGGGTTTACGATTACTAAAACAGATGATAATAATTATACATTTAATAGTGGTTCTACTTCGACCATAACACAAAAGGGAGGTGGTGGCATTGCTTCGGCAGGACCTGTCACTATAACAAATTAATGAGTTTTACATTAGCAACATTAAAAACAGCAATACAAGACTACACGGATAATAGTGAAACATCTTTTGTTACTAATCTTCCTAACTTTATAAAAGGTGCAGAAGAAAAAATATTTAAAAGTGTAGATTTAGATTATTTTAGAAAAAATGTAACAAGTGCCTTTACTTCATCAGATCAATTCTTAACTATACCAAGCGATTATTTAGCATCATTTTCATTACAGATAACAACCTCTGGATCTGAAGGTTTTTTACTTCAGAAAGATGTAAATTTTTTAAGAGAATATACCCCTAGCGCTTCAACCACAGGTGTTCCTAAATATTATTCAAGATTTGATGTTGATAATTTTATTGTATCACCTACTCCAGACAGTAATTATGCTTTAGAATTACATTATTATTACAGACCAGCTAGTATAACCGCTGGAGCTGATGGCGGTACAACTTGGATTAGCACAAACGCTCCTTTTGCTTTGCTTTACGGATCGTTAATTGAAGCGTATTATTATATGAAAGGCGAACCAGATGTTTTGGCTCAGTACGAAAAAAATTACGTTTTTTATATAGAAAGATTAAAAGACTTAGGCGAAGCAAGAGAAAACACAGATGGATACAAAGTTGGTCTACCATCAAGACCAAGAACATAGGAGTAAACAATGGCAACAGCAAATGCAGCAACCACCTTTTTAGAAAATAGACTTTTAAGTTTTATTTTTAAAAATAACGCAGCATCTTTTAGTACACCTGGTGATAGCATTTATGTAGGACTTGCAACGGCAGTGTCTAACTTTAATGATACTACAGGTGAAACAGATGCACCTACAATAACAGAAGCAACATTTGGTTCTTATGCAAGGCAACAAGTTGCAGCATCAGGATGGACTTTAACTTCTGATACTACTGAAGCACAAACAATTAAAAATGGAGCAAATATAGAGTTTCCAGCATCTACAGGTACAAGCAATGTAATAAGTCATGTGTTTATAGCAACGCATGTAAGTGCTTCTTTGGATACAGAGGGGTCTGGTGGTAATGTTCTCTTTATAGGTGCTTTAGATGCCACTAAAACTATAGCCACTGGAGACATATTTAGAATTAATACAAACAATCTTACAATAGAGCTTAAATAATGGCATTAACAGTATCAGATAGAATAAAGGAAACGACCACTACCACTGGTACTGGAACGTATACTTTAGGTGGTGCTGTTACTGGCTTTGAAACTTTTACTGCTAATTTAAATAACTCTGATACCACTTATTATGCTTGTACTGATGGTACAGACTTTGAGGTTGGTTTAGGCACATTTACATCCTCTGGTACTACGTTAGCTAGAACAACTATTTTATCTAGTTCTAATTCTAACAATGCGGTTAGCTGGAGTTCTGGAACAAGAACGATATTTTGTACATTACCTGCCGCTAAAACAGTATTCTTAGATGCTAGTGGTAATGCAACACTAGGTGCAGATTTATCTGTTGGTGATGATCTAACAGTGAATGGTGGTGTTATAGATGTTAAAAACACTGGGGCACAATCTGTCGTTAGATTTTATTGTGAATCTAGTAATGCCCACTATACCGAAATAAAAGCAGCTCCTCACTCTGCTTATTCTGGCAATGCAACAGTTGTCCTTCCATCTTCAAATGACACTATTGTGGGTAGAGCAACTACAGATACCTTAACAAATAAAACTATTGATGCTTCTCAGTTATCTGGAACTGTAGCCAATGCAAGATTAGATGCTGATTTACAAGCTATTGCTGGTTTAACTTCGGCAGCCGATAAAGGAATACAGTTTACTGGTTCGGGTTCTGCCGCAACATATGACTTAACTACGGCTGGTAAGGCTTTACTTGATGATGCAGATGCAGCGGCACAAAGATCAACATTAGGTTTAGGAACAGCTTCCACACTTGCCGTAGGTGTATCAAATACAAACGTAGCACAGTTTGGTTCTGGTATTGCAGATAATGATTTTTTAAAAATAAATAGTACTACAGTTGAAGGCAGAAGTGCTGCTGAAGTTCTTTCTGATATTGGCGGACAAGCTAGTTTAACATTTGGTATATCTAATACTAATGCAGTCAAGATAGACAGTGCAAGTGTAGCAGATGATGAGTATGCTAGATTTACTGCAAATGGA